CCTTTCAGAGGAGCAGGCGGCAGAGTGGGTGCGGACTGTAAAACGCGAGTTCGGACTGTGGGCGAATGATAAGAGAGCCTGTGACGCGACCGGAACGAGTAACTTCTATGAAATGCAGCAGATGTTATTGCAGTCCTGGTTGATGAGCGGGGATGTATTTGTTGCGGTCCAGAATCAGGACAAGACGTTAAAGCGTCCTTATTCCTTAAGGCTTCGCGCGATAGAGGCGGACCGCGTTGCGACGCCGGTAGAGACCGGAACCTTAAGCGGCTTTCAGGCGACGACCGGCAGGAATAACGATAACGGGAACCTTATCTATGATGGCGTCGAGGTGGATGGGAACGGACTGCCGGTTGCATACCATATCAGGAACCACAACCCGCTTGATTTTATCGGGGATCCTATAGAGTTCAAGCGCGTAGAAGCAGAGGGCAAGGAAACAGGGCTGCCGAATATCCTTCATATTATGACAGCACACCGCCCGGAACAGTACCGAGGCGTGAGCTACCTTGCTCCTGTCATCATCCCTCTTTTACAGGTCGGGAGGTACACGGAAGCGGAACTTGCCGCGGCGGTCGTGAATGCGTTCTTTACGGTGTATATCACGTCAGAGGAGAACGGCGAGGATCCGGCGGTCGAAGCGTATGACGATGAGACGCAGGACGAAGTATCAGACAGTCCTTATGAATATGAGATGGGTCCGGGGCAGGTAAACATCCTTCCGCCCGGGGAAAAACCGGAAGCAGTGAAGGCAGAGCATCCGTCGAGCGGATTTGACAAGTTCACCGATGCGGTGTGTGCGCAGATAGGCGCAGCGCTTGAAATCCCGAAAGATATTTTATTGAAACAGTTCAATGCTTCCTACTCCGCAAGCCGCGGGGCACTCCTTGAAGCGTGGAAGAGCTTTAAGACCTACCGGCAGTGGTTCGTAAATGACTTCTGCAATCCAGTGTATGAGCTTTTCATGTATGAGGCGGTGGCGACCGAGAGGATAAAGGCCCCCGGATTTTTCTATGACCCGGCGATCCGCGCGGCGTGGTTGTCGGTCCAATGGATAGGCCCAGCACAGGGACAGCTTGACCCGGTTAAGGAAATCAACGCAGAGATCCTTGCCTGCCAGAACGGTTTCAGCACGCATGAGGATTCCGCCTTAAGGATCAACGGATCAGACTTTAATGCAAACGTGGAGCGGCTTTCCAGAGAAAGGAAGATGCTGGAAAACGCCGGCCTCTACTATGGAATCCCGATGGAAATGGAGGAAGAAAATGAAAGCATACAGCATTCAGATGAAAACTGATACAGAAGCAGAAGTCACACTGTATGGCGAAGTTGTGAAAAACGTGCCTGTCGACTTCTGGACAGGCGAACCCGTACCGGGGCTTTTTATAGCGCTGGATCAGTTCGTGGAAGATCTTGACCGGTTGAAAACCATGAGTAAAGTCACTTTCAGGATCAACTCCGTCGGCGGAGACGCTGACGCAGGCGTTACGATCTATAACCGGATCAAGGATCTGAAAGGCGAGACCGTGACTATCGTTGACGGGCTTGCCGCAAGTGCGGCATCAATCATCGCACAGGCTGGCGACAAGAGGATCATGAACATCGGCACGCAGATGATGATTCATTGCGCCGCCACCCTGAACCCGATGTATTTCAGACTATCGAATGTTTTCGACTTTATGAACAGCGCGGAGCTTCGCAACGAGCGGAAGGAATGCCAGAACGCTTTTACCGAAGCGATCAAATGTGTGGAGAGCGCAGACAAAGCGATTGCATCCATTTACGCTGAGAAGACGCATGACAGCGCAGACGACGTGCTTAACGCCATGAAGGAAGTGAAATGGATGACAGCGGAGGAAGCGGTCGAAGAAGGATATGCCGACGAGGTAGCAGGAGCGGACAACCCGGAGGCAGAGGCCACGGAAGGCGAGAAGAACAAGATTAAGGTGAACGGAATCACGCATTACCTTCGAGGGATCCCCATGCCGCGTATGGCAGCTATGATTATGCAAAAGAAAACAGCAGAGTCTGTTGATATAGATGCACATAAAAACAAAAACAGTGAGGTGATAAAAATGGATCTGAACGAACTTAAAGAGCAGTTCCCGGATCTTGTAAATCAGATCAGGGACGAAGCCGTGGCAGAAAATAAAGCTGACACGGAAGACGCTGTGAAGAACGCCGTCGCAGAAGCCATTGAAAAGGACCACGAGCGCATGAAGGCGATCGACTCTATCGCAAATCAGGTAGGCGATCCAGAGCTTGTGAATAAGGCGAAGTACGACGAGCCGATCAGCGCAGAACAGCTTGCGTTAAAGGCTATGCAGAAGCAGGCCGAGGCTGGCAAGTCGTTTATGGATGACCGCGCAAAGGAAATGGCGGCTTCTGGAACGAAGGATATTGTCCCCGAACCCGTGGACGGATCCGAAGAAGAAACAACGGCGAAAGACATTGCGGATGGCGCAGCGCTGATCGCCGGAGCAGATTGGAAGGAGGGCAAGTAAAATGGCTGTAATTGATACCTTTAAGAGTGACAACCTGATCGCGGGCAGCGGTCTTCCGTTGACTGGCGGCACAGTCGTCGTCAAGTCCGGCGAGGGCGAGCTGAAAAGAGGCTCCGTCCTTATGAGAAACAGCAGTGATAAATTCGTGTTGGCGAACGAGTCCGACACTCCCGGCACTCCGCTCGGAAGCGCAGAGGTGATCCTTGCTGCCGACGTGGATGCCACGAGCGCGGATGCCGTCGCAGAAGTATATCTGACCGGTGAGTTCTTCGAGAACTACCTGATCGCAGCAGAAGGATATACTCTGACCGAAGCCGACAAAGTAAGTCTTAAGAATGCCGGGATCTATCTGGTCGCTGGTATTGAAGCGTAAAGGAGGGCTGAAAAAATGAGTATCAATATCTACGAAACCCACACAATGTTGGAGGCTGTCAAGGTAATGCCTCCGATCAGAACGTTCCTTAAGGATCGTTACTTCACCGAGCGGAAGACTTTCCCCTCCCACGACGTCATTATCGACTATGAGGATGAGGTCGGAAATCGGCTCGCTCCGTTCGTGCTTCCCAGCAAAGGCGGGATCCCCGTCGCGCGGGAAGGCTTCGAAACACAGAGTTACACCCCGGCGTTGGTCGCTCCTGAAAGAGTACTGACCGTGGAAGATCTGATGCACCGCCAGGCTGGCGAAGCTCTTTTCTCCGGCAAGAACGCCGCTTCCCGTGAAGCGAGCTACCTCCGCGGAGACATTGAGGCCCTGAATCGCATGATCGCGAACCGTGAAGAGTTGATGTGCGCAAAGGTCCTTTTGGAAAACGCGTACACCATGAAGCAGTACGGCGACAAGTACGGCTCTTCCGAGTACGTGGAGAAAACGATCAAATTTTACGAGGGTCCGTCAAACCCGGCAGTCTACACGCCGTCGGCGAATTGGAGTACCGCGTCTACCGCGATCCTTTCCGACATCGCCGCTATCGCGAAGATCAACACGAAGCGCGGCCTTCCCATGACCGACCTCATCGTTGGTTCTGCCGTAACAGACGTCCTGCTGGCGAACGAGCATATCCTGAAACTTCTGGATAACCGCCGTTACGTCCTGGCCGATAAGATGGAGCCGGAAGAGCTGCCGAGCGGAGCGGTTCTGATCGCAGATCTGAACGTAGCAGGCCACCGCGTAAGGATCTACTCCTACACCGCGGAATACATCGACCCCGATGACGGACAGTCCAAGCCGTTCATTCCTGCAAAGAAGATCGTTATGACTGCTCCTGGCATGGGACGGATCGCCTATGGCGCTGTTACCCAGATCATCACAGGAACCACGCAGTTTGAGACTTACGAAGGCGACCGGATCCCGAAGATCTCCGTGAACGATCATGACAGCGTGAGAAGCCTTATCATGCAGTCCAGACCGCTCGTGATGCCGAAAGTGAAGAACGCTGCTATCAGCGCTACCGTGCTTTCATAGGAAGGAGGTTCCTATGCTGGTTAAAGTAAAAGAATCGTTTCGCGGAACGTTCGGACAGTTCGACGTAACGCTGAACACGGTGAACGCGAAGAAGGCCGGAGACGAGCCTTTCGAGGTCCCGGACAGCGTAGCGAGAGTCCAGATTGCCGCAGGCGTTCTTGAAAAGGCAGAAGGCAAGAGCGCGGTCGAGCCGGTCGCGCCTGCCGAGCCGGAGCCGGTACAGCCGGAACCGGTAAACGCAGAGCCGGAAGAAAAGCCCGCAAAGAAACCGGCAAGGAGCCGGTCAAAGAGCAAGAAGAAGAACGCCGAAGAGCCGCCTGAAATCAGCGCGGCTGACCCGGAATGAGTGCGTTTCATGATATGGTGGCGTCCGATATTGATGCGGTATTCCTTAACCTTGATGAGTTCGGGGAGACGCACAAGATCGATAACGCCACCATAACTTGCTGCATTCAGGACGCAGAATTAAATGCCGTGAACAACTTACGCTTCATGTCTGAATCGACCATGAGATTGTACGCGAGGGAAGAAGATCTTCCGAAACGTCGCAATCCCGGACAGACAGTCCACATCGACGGTGTAGGGCATACAGTCGTCACATGGAAGATCGAAATGGGGATGGTAATAGCAGAGTTTACGCATGAGGAGGTACGCTGATGACAATAGTGACAGCTTTAGACGGGATCGTGAAATGGCTGGACGAGAACGTATGCAAGAACCTCTGGTTTAAGAAACCGCCTGATGACAGGGAGCCGGACGACGCAGGGTATGAGTATGAGCTGGTTCATCCGAAGGCGTTTCCGCTTTTCGTTCCGCCGATGGATCTTTTGCCGCCTGGCGTTACAGTCAACTCGCCCTCGATATGTGTGACGCTGATCCAGGGATCCGATAACGTGACAGAGAAAGACAGAACGTTTGACGTTTCGCTTTCCTTCTGTATCTGGAACCCCGGGGACTATACGGCAGACTGGTTAAACCCTGACGGGATGGAACATACCGGAAAAGGCGCTGGTGGCTGGCGAGATCTATGGAACTTCATAGATTACACAGCCAACAAGATCGCCAGTACCACCTACATCGGAGGCATGGAGGTATGCAGGAATGTCCGTTGGGAGTACGGGCCTTATCGCCAGGCGTCTATGGATACAAGATATGCGCAGGAGCAAATTTCCGATTACCCGTTATGGTTCGGGTTTTATCGGTTTAGGCTCCGCTGTACTCTTCTTCCGAACAACCCTGAAATAGAAAGCATCATTGGTAGATAAAATCATGAAAGGAGAAACAAAACCATGAGCTATAAGTATGGCACTTATGGACACCTTGCGGACAGCGTTGTGTCGGCAACTGACGTGTCCAGCACCGCCGCTGTGTATATCGGCACGGCTCCGGTAAACTTGGTCCGTGGCTTCCAGGACGCGGGAGTGGTCAATTCCCCGATTCGGATCGACAGCTACACGGACGCAAAAGAAAAGATCGGGATCTCTCCCGACTGGGCGACGTTCTCGCTTTGCGAGGCTGTGGAAGCGCATTTTAATAACGGGAAGGGCAATGTTGGCCCGATCTACGTGATCAATGTGCTGAACCCGACAACCGACAGGGCGGCAACGCAGACCACGAAGAGCCTGACGTTTGTAAACGGCAAGGCAAGCTTTGCGAGCGACAAGATTATCCTCGATACCTTCGCACTTGCGGACAAGGCAGAGGGCACGGATTACAACCTGGCATATAACTTCCTTACCGGGAAGGTCATGATCACGAGCGCAGACGAGAATAATCTTCTCACCGGTACGCTTGCGGCGAGCTACTATGAGGTAGACGCTTCCGGTATCGACATTGACACCATCATCGGTGTTGCGACGGACGCTGGCGTTTATACTGGTATTCAGGCAGCGAACCTGATCTATCAGAAATACAACGTGATCCCGAACATTTTCGCAGCGCCCGGATGGAGCCAGTACCCGGATGTGTACAAGGCGCTCATCCAGATCGCGACGAAGCTGAACGGGCATTGGGACGGCTTTGTGTATGCGGACATTCCGCTTTCCTATGTAAAGCCGACCTCTTACACGCCTGTATCGGACCCGAACCCGGGCGACAATCCGAGTACTTCTTCCTGGTATGAGTACGACGAAACGAACCACGTGTACGCTGTGTCGGAAGACACGCAGGTGAATACCAGCAAGATCTATTACACGGTCGCGGAAACCGCCGCAGAGCCGGAACCCAGCGACAATCCGTCTTCGAAGGGCTGGTATGAGAAGAGCGGGACGACCTATACGCTTTCCGCCGATACCGAGGTTGACGCTGGAAAGACCTATTACGTCATCACGCCGTCCGCGGTTACGAACGTGAACCCCGGCGACAATCCGAGATCGGAAGGCTGGTATGAGCTGAACGGCGTCACTTACACCGCGTCAACTGATACGCAGGTGAATGTGGATAAGACCTACTACGAGGCAGGATCCAGCGAGACCGAGAAGAACGACACGATCGCGAAAGCGAACGACTGGAAGACAAACAACGGCTACACTTCGGAACGCTCTAAAGTATTCTGGCCGAAAGCACTCGGCACGGACGACAAAGTTTATTGCGTATCCACCCTGGCAGTTGTTGAGACCTTAAGAGTAGACAACTCTCATAGCGGCGTGCCGTTTGAGACTTGCGGTAACAAGACCGTTTCCGTGAAGAAGCAGTTCTTCGGAGAAGACTCTGCGAATCAGGGCTTCGACATTGAGAAAGGCAATCAGCTTTGCGCGAACGGCGTTTCCACGATCATCTTCTGGTCGGGCGCATGGCGGCTGTGGGGTGACTCCACTGCTGCTTACGTGTACGGCGACGAGTCCGTGGATCTCCGCGACTACTTCGACGTCACTATGAGGATGCTGCTTCACCTTACGAACCGGTTCCAGCGCGTATGGTTCACGACCATCGACAAACCGTTTACGATCTCCGTGAGAGATACGATCCTCGTAAGAGAACAGCAGTACCTTGATTCCCTCGTTGCTACCGGCGCGCTGATCGGGAAACCGACCATTACCTTCGACGAGGTGCTGAACACGATGGCGGAAGTGAGAGCCGGAAACTTCTACTTCAACATTGCGGTTACGCCGACACCGCCCTTCCATAGTGCTACTGCTTACGTGGCATACACTGATGAAGGCTTCTCGGCTTATTTTGAGTAAAGGAGGGACTAAACAATGGCAGGATGGTTAGACCAGGGCCTTGTCATCAATGCGACAGCCCTTTATATCACTTCCACTACTCCGATTGACGCAGGATCCTCAGCGGCAGAGTCTGTAGACAATGCCGCTGATCTTGTCGGCCGGGACGTGGACATTACGCTTCCCGCTGTGCAGTACAAGACCACGACAGCAAACGTCATGGGCGATATGGAAGTGCCGATCTTCGGTCAGCTCGAAGATATGG